AGCGGGCTGACGTGATCCTGCGGATATAGCCTGTCGATGTCGTCTTGATATTCACCTAGCGCCTGGTGTGCTGATGCCCACCATTTGCTAACTACCGATGTCTCTTCGCAAGAGAGCAGCAGGCATTCAAGTTCGAGCGCCAGACGCTTCGCGTGGGCGGCAATGACCTGGTCCGGCGTCATACCTTGTCCAGTCCGAGGTTCTTCCACATCTGCAGGCCGCGCTCGTAAAACGCCTCGTCAGGCTCGTGCGCGTTACGGCGCTCAAGCTCGTCCTGGATCTCATCGGACAGATCCATCACGCTCACCATCAGCATCGGGCGCATCTTGTCCGGCGTGTTCTTGAAAATCAGCGTGTCCTTTAGCAGGTCCAGGACTTCTTCGTGGCTTAGTCGTTCCATGTTCTTCTTTCAGTTTTTGACATTAGGTTTAGGGCAGTTCTCCGGCGGCACGACGACGGCCCAGACAGCTTCATAAGTGCGCGGGTGCTTGATCCAGCGGTCGACGTAAGCGTCGGGCATCCCGCGAAGGATGCGAGATAGGTGCGGCCTGTCTAGCTCGGTGCGCAGCGACAGCTGGCTGACCGTCATGCCGTCTTCCGCCTGGCGCAGGATGCTTCGCACTTGCGCGATGCGGTGGCCTCGCTTCATGCTTTGCTGTAGATAGTGAAGCGCCGCACGTCCAGGATGCGCTGCGCATTGCTGGCTTTGCTCAGGCCCGGAATGTGGGCGATGTCGCGGCCAGCTTGGCGCTCGCGCTCTACGACCGCGGATTGCTTTTGAGAGAGCAGCGAGTATTGATTGAGGTTTTGCTCGACGAAGATGCTCGGGCGCTTGTTCTTGTACCAAAGGAAAGGCGATTCGGGGTGGCAGTTGCAGGTCATTTAATGGTTTCCATGATGAGATAAGGAGCTGCGAGAGCAGCGATAACAGCGCCCCAGAATGCCATGTTCTGGCGAAGATCAGAGTCCAGCACTAACGGGATTGCGATGAGCGCGCAGACGCACAGGATTAGGAGGGTGAAGAAGAGGATCATTGCGGGCCGATCTGTATAGGAAACCTTGTTTTCTGTACACGTCGATCTTTATCTGCATAGTTGCGGGTCATCTCGCCCCCGCAATCTGATCCATCTCCAGCTGCTTAATCCGCTCGCGCAGCGCATCTATCTCGCGGCCCCAGTGCGAGCGCGCCGTTCTCTCGCCGGCCACCCAGCCGGCCATTGCGCCTTGCGTCGCGGCCTTGCGAACCAAGCGCACGACGTCCTCTGTGGACATCATCCCAATGGAGTTCTGCGGCGGCGCCATCCCCGCAACGATCTTGTCGATCTCGGCGTTTAGCTTGTCGTGCATCACAGCCACCCCCCGACAATTGCGATCAGAAGGCCAAAGAGGATCACGCCGCACAGGCCGGTGATAACCTTGTCGACCAGACCGAACTCGGCTGGCTTTTCGTAGATGCCGCCACGAGCGTAGGGGCCGAAGGCTTCTTCAAGGGTGCGGGCGAATCGTTTGGTAGTTTGCATTTTGTGGTCTCCAGGTGATGGCCCCGAAGGGCCGGATCTTGTTAGGCGCGACGAAGTTCGTCGTAAAGGGCGTAAGCGTCGGCGCTCAGGTCATCGCACGCAAAGCCTTCCAGGCGGGACATGAGTCCGTCTTCTTCGCGGCCCGACTCAGTCATGGAATCAATCATTTCGTTGACCCAAGTCCACAGCTCTGCGCCACGGGCTGAGCAGCGGCTTGCGTTGAAGCAGCGCTCGATGAAACTGTTGCGGTCGGTGATTTTGATCATTTGCGTTCTCCGTTTGCGTTGTTGATGAATGAATTATGCGCTTATTGCAGAACTTGTCAACTCCCCTACAGTTCAGTCAACTATTACCCGTCTAGAATCAGCTCCGGGCGTGGTTATCAGTTACCCGCGCCCCGCTGCGGTGTCTCCCCGCAGTTGCCATCCTTCGGGGCGGGGGTCACACCTCGCCCCTCTTTTTGACCGCCTAGTCATCAACAGCTTAGAATTTTATGCATGACTACAGCGGCGCAACAAGCAATTTCTGACATCAAGGGCAAGGCCGAATCGGCAGGGTTTCGCATGAGCGATGTCTGCCGGGTGGCGGAGATCGACCAGGCGCAGGTCAGCCGCTGGTCTAACGGCGTCACGGAGCCCCTCTACGGGTCCGTAAAGCGCTTAGAGCAGTCGGTTGATGCCCTCATAGCCGCGCGCCTTAAAACGCTCTCAGAGGCCGTCGATTCGGTGGCCTCCAAGGCGTGAGAGTTCTAGGCATTGACGTTGGCCTAAACGGCGCCATCGCGCTGATCGTGGACGGGCAGCTGCTGCAGGTTCACGATATGCCCACAGTGACGCTCGAGCGCAATAACAAAACTAAGCGCATGGTCAATGCGCAGGCTTTATCCCTCATCATTCGCGGCGCCAAAGCCGACGCCGCCTACCTCGAGCGCCTTAACGCCATGCCGGGCCAGGGCGTCACGTCGATGTTTAGCATGGGCCAGAGTCTGGGTGTAGTCCTTGGGATACTGGCGGCCTGTGAAGTCCCAACCACGACGATCCCGCCGCGCACCTGGCAAAAGGCGCTGGACGTGCCCCAGGGAAAGGATGGGTCTCGCTATCGCGCCGCCCAGCTGTTCCCCGAGCACGCCGATATGTTCTCTCGCGTGAAGGATGACGGCCGCAGCGACGCCGTCCTGATCGCCGCCTACGGTGTAAAGCAATGACAAACGCAAACCATTGGGAAAGCCTGGAGCCGTTCCCGCATCTGGTGCTGGACGACTTCTTCGACGACGAGCTGGCGCACAAACTTGCCGGCGAATTCCCGCCTTACGACAGCAGCGCCTGGCATAGCTACGACAACGCCATCGAGGTGAAAAAGACGCTAAATAATTGGCACTTTTTTGCACCGAATTTGTATCAATTCTTCTCTGACATCAACTCGCCAGAGTGTTATCGGATCTTTGAGCGCCTCACGCACTGCAAGCTCTACCCCGATCACGGCCTTCATGGCGGCGGCTTGCACATCCACGGTGCCGGCGGCAAGCTCAACACGCATCTGGACTACAGCATTCACCCCAAGCTCGGCCTCGAGCGCCGGCTGAACTTGATCGTGTACCTAAATCCTGATTGGGATCAGACGTGGGGTGGCGCACTGGGCCTGTGGTCTGATGACGGCGGCAAGCCTGGCAAGCTGGTTAAGTCCATCGCGCCGATCTTTAACCGCGCCGTGATCTTCGACACCACGAATGCGTGGCATGGATTGCCCGAGCCGATCACCTGCCCGCCGGGGCAGTACCGCAAGTCTCTGGCGGTGTACTACCTATGCGAGCCCCGCGTGGGCGCGGTGGAGAGAAATCGCGCTCTGTTTGCGCCGACCGAGGAGCAGTCTGGCGACCGCGAGGTGCTGGATCTGATTGCGCGTCGGGCGCGTTAGGGCGAGAGCAGGCCCTTAAGCAGTTCCGGGTCTCTATTTGCTCTCCCAAGAATATCAAGAGTCACAGACTCAACAAGCATTGCTTCCTGATCTGGACCTGTCGGCTTGTATTTCTTGAATTGAGCGTTAACCATCTTCTCAAATTCTTTTTCTCCGACAAGATCCATTGACCTTTGCATTCTTTGCACTGTCGGAATGTCTTTCACTTTGAGCATTTCCTGCATGGTTAGCTCAGGCCTGAATAGTTCTTCGCTTAAGTTGACCTGACGCACGCTTGCCCCCACCGGCAACCCCTTAGTCGCCCTCACGCCCGCCATCGCAGCGCGCCCGATCGGCACAGCCTCGGGGGCCAGCGTCATCACCGCGTTGGCCGTCTCCGGCTTCATTCGCGTGGCAAAGCCGGTGCCCTTGGTCAGCGGCTCGCCGTAGGCAAGACGCTCCACAGTCTGCGCGATGCCGGTATCCGAGAGCAGGCCGCCGACGCCACGCATCTGTTGCGTGCGTCGCGGGTCTTCCATGTAGGACAGGCCGCCCATCATGGCGTCAGCAAGCAGACCCAGAATAGGGTTGCGCGGAGTGGGGCGGATGTAGTCGGCCATGATGTGATTTTATGTTAAACGCGGCTCTTAATCACCTCCAGCCACAGCAGGCCAATGTTGGCCCAGGCGTAGCCGGAATAAACGATCCCCATCGACCAGTCGCCGCGAAGCAGGTACACGCCCATCG